CACCCACAGCAGCTCAATCAGCATTTGTATCCGTCGTTATGGGCGTGATGACAGGTGTATTTGGTATTTGGATGGGTCACGAACACAAGGAGCATAAGTAATGTTAACAGCGTTAATAGGTCCTATTGCTAATCTTGCAGGTTCGTGGATGGAAAGCAAGGTAGAGAAAGTCAAGGCTGACGGTCAAGCTAAAGTAGCACAAGCCAAAGCTAAAGCAGTCGTCGCAGAAAAAGTAGCAGCAGGAGAAGTTGCTTGGGAGAAGTCTATGGCAGATGCCACAGATGGATCGTGGAAAGACGAGTTTGCACTTATTGTCCTTCTACTACCTGCTATATTAGTCTTCATTCCTAGCATGACAGAATATGTACGAGCAGGGTTTGAAGTTTTGAATACGTTACCAGATTGGTATCAGTATCTTTTATTTATAGCCGTTAGTTCTTCTTTTGGAATTAAGGGTGTTGGTCAGGCAATGAAACTAATGGGGAAGAAGTGATGTCAAACATAATCGAAACAAACTTTGGTACATTAATTAATCCTGCGAGAGTAGCAAATGGAAGTGCTTCTAGTATTGTAAAGAAGGGAGCTTTTTACATATTCTCACTTAAGATAAGCAACGATGATATAAGAGAGTATTCTTTTACTGACAGACAGAGAGCAGAAAAGATGAGAAAGATTCTTGTAAGCCACTTAGAACACATGATTAGTGATACAGCGAGGAAAGCAAATGGCAGCTAAGAAAAAGAAAAGTAAAAGCCCAAAACCAAAGAACCCAAAGCTCTATGCTTCAGTAAAAGCTGCGGCCAAGAAGAAATTCAAGGTGTACCCTTCAGCGTATGCAAATGCTTGGCTTGTACGTGAGTACAAGAAACGTGGTGGTACTTACGCATGAGTTTAACCAAGTGGTTCAAAGAAGATTGGCGTGATGTCAAGACAGGCAAAAAGTGTGGTCGTTCTGGTAAAGAAAAAAAGAAAAGACCCTATCCTGCCTGCAGACCTAAAGCCGTAGCAAGTAAGATAAGTAAGAAAGAAGCAAGTAAAAAGACAGGACCTGCAAAAGTAAAGTGGTCTGTTACTGCATCAGGTAGAAAACGTAAAACAACAAGGAAGAAAGCATGAAGTACGAACGCAGTGAACTAGTTAAGATGATAGCTTTACATGAAGGACTTCGATTACAAGTTTACCAAGACCATTTAGGAATCGATACGATTGGAATCGGGCGTAACTTAGAAGACAGAGGTATCACAGATGGTGAGCTATCCTTCATAAACAAAACTATGGAAGATGTTTACGAAGTTGGTCTTACCGAAGAAGAAGCCTATTATCTCTGCATGAATGACATAGCAATTGTAGAAAAAGAGCTACTAGAACGAAAGCCCCTTGTAAATCAACTTAACGATGTACGACAAATGGTGCTTGTTGATATGGCATTTAATATGGGTGTTCCTCGTCTTATGAAATTTAAAAATATGTGGATGGCGATAGAAAAAGTAAACTATCCTTTAGCTTGTGAAGAGATGATTGATTCAAGATGGGCTAATCAAGTAGGTAACAGAGCTATGAAGTTATCCCTAGCTATGAAAAATGGAGAGTGGATATGACCGAAGAAAAGAAGAAATGTGCAACATGTGAATGTTACGAGTGTGACTGCGAGGAGTGCAATTGCGAATGCCACAAAGAAGATAGTGATGAGGAGGTACAAGGAGTACCAGTGTGATTGAGTTCGTACTAGTGGTTATGATGGGGTTAAAGATAATAGACCAAACACAAACCTTCGATAACATAGATAGATGTCTGTACTTTGCAGTAAGATTAAATGATCAAGCATCTATACCACAAAGGGAAGGACCTAACTTACAAATAACAGCGTATTGTAAACCGACAAGGAAAAAGTAAAATGTTAGCAGAATTAGCCGCAGCAAATGCCGCCTTTTCGGTTATTAAGCAATTTGTGTCCAACGGTAAAGAACTGAGTGGATGTGCGAAACATATAAGTGATTTTGTATTTTCAAAGGAAGCACTAGAAAAAAAGGCAAAGGAAAAGAAAGCTAAAGGTGTAGGTGGTTCAGACTTAGAAGAGTTCATGGCTCTTGAGCAGATAAGAGAAAAAGAAGAAGAACTCAAGAAGATGATGATTTACTTAGGCAGACCCGGACTTTGGCAAGATTGGCAAGCCTTTCAAGCAGAAGCACGTAAGTCAAGACGTTATGCAGAAAAGATGGCGGAGAAGCGTAGACAAGAATTGATGGAATACGCAGGTTACGGAATAGCTGCTATAATTGTAATATTCTTTGCAGGATTGTTAGCGTGGTTTGCAGGTAAATGGGTAGGAAGATTCTAAGTCCGTGTGTTGGCATTTGCACCCTCAAAGACAATGTGTGCATAGGTTGTAAGCGAACTATCGAAGAGATTAAAAAGGCATATGAGGAAACAAAGAGATTGACACAAGGCTAACTTATCTGTATAATCCTAAAAAGGAGTACATCTATGAAGAAATTAGCCGCACAAGCTTTAGCTTTTCAGTACAGATTACAGATTGAAAACGCCCAAACTATATTAAATAATAACAATTCAGCGTTAAATACAGTAGACCAAGCCTTGCACGATATTATAAATGCAACTGAAAAGTTAAAAATGTTAAATAGTATGATGATCAATTCTGTAGAAGAAATAAAAAAGAATAAGAAAGCTTCATAGAGTGGGTACGTACAGAGTAGTTAAGTTAAAAAAAAAATCTGCGTTTACTAATACCTTTCAACACTAAACCTTATAGGCTACTAACTCCACAGCAGTTAGCAGACATTAACAAAAAACTAAATAGTCCTTCTCGTAAAGCTCAAAAGAGACGACATTATTTAGAATCTACAAAAGTCCAAGAGAAACTTAAACATGGCGAGCAGTTATCTAGTATTAATCAACAACGTACTAAGAGATCTAAATGAAGTAGAATTAACAGCATCTAACTTTGCTTCATCTAGAGGTATTCAAACTGCTGTAAAAGACTACGTTAATCGTGCAATTGATGACATAATCAACTCAGATACAGAGTGGCCCTTTACAGTTTTACAAGCTAGTTTTACAACAACTGATGGCACACGACTCTATACAAAAGAGTCAGCGGCTAAAACGATAGATTATGACAGTTTTTTGTTTCTTGAAGCTGCAGATAAGTCAGAGAAAAAATTAAGGTATTTATCTTACAGTGAGTACCTTGATAGTTATCACGAAAGAGATACAGATCCTACAGGCAATTCAGAAGATACGCCTGTGTATGTATATACAAATCCTGAAGATAAGATTGGATTATCCCCTGTACCTGATGCGTCAACATATACTGTAAAATACTTTTACTATACTACTCACACACCGTTGAGTGCAAGCACAGATACATCAATTATACCTCTACGTTTTGAAAATGTAATTATAGAGCGAGCAAAGTACTACGCTTTTACACTCAGGGGTGAAACACAAAACGCACAACTAGCACAGGTACAGTTTGATAAATACATCAAACGTATGCGTGTTGAGCTAATCAATAAACAAATCTATATGAGAGCTATATAGTATGCCAGAGTTAAGTCAAACAGGTGCATTTCCCTTTTCATGTGAAGGTGGGTTAGTCCTTAATCAATCCACACTTACAATGAAACCCGGACAAGCACTTGAATTGATTAACTTCGAGCCTGACATTGAAGGTGGCTACAGACGGATAAATGGATTTACAAAGTATGTTGATGCCGTAGTACCTCAGACAAGTGCATCGAGTGAAGAAGTACTCATGGTTGCAACGTTTGGATCAAGTGTTATGGCCGCACGTGGTGAGAAGATATTTAGTGCGACTCCCGGTGGATCAAGTTGGACAGAAAGAGATACGGGTCGAACAAGTGCAGGCACATATACTTTTGAGAGATTTAACTTTGATAACAATGATAAGATAATCGTTGCAGACGGAAACAACGCACCAACAGTATTTAACTCATCCTTTACAGCAACAGATGTAAGTGCGGCGGCAGTAGCAGGAGCTAAGTTTGTAGCTTCATTTAGAGACCACATGTTTTATGCAGGTATGTCTAACACACCACAAGAAATGGTCTTTAGTAAACCTTTTGATGAAGATGACTTTTCAAGTGGTGCAGGTTCAGGTTCTATTGCAGTTGATGATACAATAACAGGTCTCAAGGTTTTCCGTGATAACTTAATTATATTTTGTGAAAACCGTATATTTAAATTAGCAGGTTCTTCTGTAGCTGATTTTGCTGTTGCAGATATAACAAGAAACATTGGGTGTCCAAATGGACAAACAATTCAAGAATTTGCTGGTGACCTTATCTTTCTTGGTCCTGATGGATTACGTACAATAGCAGGTACTGCAAGAATTGGCGACGTGGAGTTGGGTACAATCAGTTCAAATGTACAACCATTGTTCCTTGATAACATATCATCTTCAACTAAATTTACATCAATTGTAATACCTGACAAAACTCAATACCGAATATTTTTTACCAAGACAGGTGTAGTAGAAACAGCAACAAAAGGTGTTATGTGTGTTCTTAAGGGACAACAATTTGAGTTTGGAGAGTTAAGGGGTATTA